CAGAATGAATCTGGGAGAGTTGAGCTTCGTCTTAACGAATCAATTCTCAGGGTGATGCCGGCATTCGAAAACAGCATGGTCGGACTCTTGGAGGCGACTGAGTTGGTCGAGATCAACGACGCAAACACTGGGAAGAAGAAGATCGTCAAGCAGGACGACAAGACCACGCGCCTTGAGGCCAGCCGCATCGTAAAGGACATTATTGTCGCCAAGCAACCAAAGCAGCCGATTGCGGAGATCAACGTGAACCAGACGAATCAGGTAGCCAATCTGAGCACAGCGGAGACCACAGAAGAGAGGATGGACCGGCTGAGAAAGAGGGCCGCAGAAGAGAACTTGCTCCCTGCCGAAGTAGCGGCTGTGCCTGGGTATCTGGACCGCGATGAAGATCCTCCTAGCAGCGACGATGAAGACGGCGAAGACGAAGAGGGAGAATAGTGGTATCCAAACTCTCCAAGTCGGAAGTAGAACGCATCAAGATGGTGACTCCAACCATCGCAGAGTTGCGAATCATCGACTTGATGCGGGACTATCGAGTCCTTCGCAATAGGCATTTTGGAAACACCATTCCTCCAACTGAAGAAGTATTGCTCATGTTTCTTCCGAGGCGTGAAATAACCCGACTTGGCGGCTATGACGACGTAGACGGACTCTGCTGCTATGGGGGTAAGGTTGCAGGGCATCCGTGCCCAAAGGCAATACTCTTGCCGGATGACCTCAATGTCAATGAAACCAGACTGTCCCTACTTCATGAAATGGCCCACATGAAAGTGAATAGCAAATTCGGTCGCAGCATGGGGGAAGGAAAAAACTGGAAAAAAGAAATGCGACGATTGATGAACGCTGGCGCTTTCGACGGGTGGCTCTAGTATGTCGATCATTCGGGCGAACAAGTACCTTGGAGAGATCATAGAAATCCTCGACATGCACCGGCAGAAGTACCGGGCCGGCAACATAGGGGATGATGAAGCCCGAGCCTCGCTTTCCTCTGCCGATAATGAATGGATCGATGGTGAATGCTACCACTCCCTGATTGACACTCGATATTTTCTCTCTAACTACTACGCCGTCCGAACTGAAGACAAAGGCTTCCAAGGTCTCTACCCATTTTTTGACAGCCAAGAAATTCTCCATGATGAATTGAGAAAACTGGAGAAGAAGTATGGGCGTGTTCGTGCAATTGTCGATAAAGCTCGCCGCATGGGATACACGACCTATATGGTTGGCGAGTTCCTTCACAAGACAGTAATTCGGTATAAGCACACCAACACAGTTTTTGTGTCTCAGGATGAAGACGGCGCAAAGTACAACATGGAGATGTACGAGTCCGCTTTCTCATTCCTGCCGTGGTGGATGCAGCCAAGAGTCATGAAGCACGAGAATGGAAAGGTGTACTGCTTTGACGAGCCAGATGAAAATTTAAGAACAAGCCGCCCAGGATTGAAGAACTGGGTGTACGCAGACAATGCCAACAGACCTTCAGGTGTTGGTCGAGGTAAGGGTTTTCGATGCGCGATGCTGGACGAGTTGGCTCACTGGAAGGATTCGTCACAGCTTTCAAAGTCGCTCATTCGTACCTTTCTTGCTAAAGACGGATTCTACGTCATGGGATCAACAGCCAATGGACGTAACGATGCGTGGCATAACCTGTGGAGACGCGCAGAGGCTGGATCGGTTGATTGGCATCCGATCTTCATTCCGTTCTATCGGAGACCGAAGACCTACTCACTACCAATCCCAAAGGGAGAAGCATTTACACTGACTCTCGAAGAGAAAGATATGGTTGAGCAGATAAAGAAGAAAGATGGCATCACTATATCGAATGAAACGATCAACTGGATGCGAAAGACGAAGGAGGAATTCATCGCCACTGACGGCGACGATATGATTTTCGACCAAGAGTATCCGGTCACCGCTGAAGTGTCATTCCAAAACGCAATCATCTCCGCAATTCCTAGAGGGGTCATCAACCGCTACAGCAAATTGACTGAAGAACCAAGATGGATTGGAGAAATCAGTTTTGATTTTACTCAGTGGTTGCCGCATCTCCACATGACGGAAATAAATCCGCGTGACGATAAAGGGGAATTGCTTGGACTTGTTAAAAAGGCGTCATACCCGGAGAACGAAAACCGCTTGCACATGTGGGAGAAGCGGATTCCAGGGGCTAGATACGTCGTATCCGCCGATGTTGCTTTAGGGCAGAAAGGTGCGGATTATTCCTGCTGTGAAGTAATCAAGATCGGTGACGGCCATCAACTCGATGAACAGGTTGCAAGTTGGCATGGGTACATGGACCCGTACAACCTTACAGACATTGTGCTTGCTCTTTGCTGGTACTACAACGAAGCTCTTGCGGCTGTCGAAGTCAATTCCTTTGGCATGGCAACCAACACTCGTCTGATGCGTGACTACGAATACGAAAACATTTATCGGTTCAAGCGCATGGACCGCCTCAAGCACTTCATGACTGACATCGTTGGATGGTGGACCGACTACAAATCTAAGCGGACTCTGATAGCGCACATGTCGAAGATGATGCTCGACAATCAGGTGCTCATCCGTAACAAGTATTTGATCGATGAGTTGAGAGACTTCACTGAGGATGGCGCGGAGGGAGAAGGTGCCCATGACGATATTGTGATGGCATTTATAATCGCTCTTTACTGCGGCCATGAAGGTGAGTTCGAAGAGCGGCGACAACGGCCAGTAGAAGGCAAGAAGGACGAAAACAATTACATCGTCTACAAGAGGGTCATATTCGAGGGAATGCCTGTTCAAGTTGAGCAGTACCGATCAAGCTCTCCATTCGAGGCCGAGAAGTTTTCAAAGAGGATGATCGGCTCTTACATCGTCAACGAACACGGAGCGATGGCGGATTTGGTTTTGAAGCGGAGAAATGAAAAGGGTGAGTTGGTTGAGAAGACTGTTCGAGTGCCATCAGACTTTCAGAATAGTCGATTTAGTCCGATTCATGATCGCCCTGGCACACAGCAGCAGATGTTTGAGGAAGGCATTCCTACTGAATTGATTAATGCCGAAAGCGTAGCGGAATACGAGTCGCGGCATGACGGCGAAGAAGTGATGAACGATGCGGAGGCTTGGAAATACCAGTGAGGAGGAAATATGGAAGCATCTGTGATTTATCATGACGGCGAAGAAGTTGAGGTTGGCTGGTTCGGTTTAATGCTCTACCGGCTACGTGGATTTTGGAGAACCTGCAAGCAAACCGATTGGAAGAACTACTTCCAAGGCAATGGCCCCGGCGAAGTGACTTGGAAGGAATTTACTGGCTTTAGGGAGAACCCTAACGATTTAGGCTGCTCCGCTCAGTGGTGCATCTGCGTCAAGGGTGGAATCCGTATGCGGGATGGAAACTACTACTACCGGAACATCACGGTATCCGATCTTGAAAGATGTGTGGATAAAGATTGGTCTGACAAAGTGAAAGGCAAGGTTGCGGAACAGGAGAGAATCCTCGATCTCTACGCCGAACCAGATTGCAGTTGTCGATTGGGATTTCATTGCCGCTGCCCTTATCACAAAACGACGAAACACTAATTCTAAAATTTGGAATGAGGAGGGAAAGAAAGTGCCAATCGTAAAAACCCGTTATGCCTGCCCGCAATGCGGAGCACAGGTCAACGCCGAACATCGCAAGCTAGTGTGCTCGGCCAACAGTAGCCATTCATGGAACGACACCGCAGCGTTCCTTGGATTGAACCCGCAAGTGAAGTACGAAGAGTCTAAGCCGCCAGTGATGGTCCAGCCGAACCACGTCAAGATGGAAGTGGTTGTACCGCCGACCGCGAAGACAAAGTTTGAAGCTAAGTTTGGAGACAGGGGAAACGCAACGGTCTCTGGATTGATTCAAATGCTGGCTGAGGGGGAGGTAGTGATCGTTCCCGAAGCGGATCTCCAACGGATGAAGGAACTATTGGGAAAGCGGCCTGAAAGCGCATCTGAGTTGTTTGGGTTGGTCTACAACCTCTCGATGGAACTTGAAACCGCCAAGTTGATTGCAGATGAAGCGAAGAAGGACGTTGCGATTTACGAGGGGCGCAATCCGGGGGCCGTACTAATCAACTTGGGAAGTCTTTACGGTGCCGTAGTCGAGAAGGCCCGCGACCAGGGGGAGACCGCAAAGTTGTGGGCAGAGCGCGTAATCAAGCATGTGGTTGAGAACAACTGGCTCTGATTTTCGTAGCAAACTGAACTGTTGAGAGATACGATTAAAACGACATGGCAGACTTTCAAGCTCCCATTCCTAAGACTCCTGAAGTAGAAGACCGCTATCTGTTGGAATATTATTCCAAGATGGCCGATTTCCTTGACGGCTGTTTCAGCGAGGGAATTGCGCGCCAAAAGACCACTCCAGAACTGAAGGCAATGGATGAGGCTATCGATTATCTGGCCGGAATCCAATGGCGCGAGAAACTCCCCAATTACAGGCCAAAGCCGGTGTCGAACGAGGTTCTCTCGAATTTTTGGGAGACGATAGGACTGCTCACCGATGTAAGGCCGATCTTCCATATCTCGGAAGTTGGGTTTGCTGGTGATTATTCGAAGACCGCAAAGATTCTGAATGCGATGGTCAAGGGTTGGGCTCGCAGGGACAAATTCAATCAAACGCTTGCGTTCTGGACAATGTTCGGAATGTTCACGACTTCGCCGGTCCTCCTCTACTGGAATCGGTTTGCCAGAGGGACGAGCGGGGATGCGTGTGACGCCGACATCTCCATGAAGCATTTGAACCCCAAGGCCCTGATGCGGCTTGGGCCTACAAGACCTCATGATCTTCAAGAAGACGAGATGGTGATCTACCGGCGCCGGGAGACGCTCGACTGGATCAAGAGAGCCTATCCGAATATGGGCAAGCACGTTCGTCCGCAGGAAGATTACAGCACCTACGGTGTTGAGCCACAGGTTCCTCCAACGGTCATGCCGCAATTGTTTGAGCAGTTGAATTCCGGCTGGAAACGTATTATGGGAGGGTCTGAGGCGTCGAGCGCGAGAAGCAAGTATCCAGAGGCAGAAGTAGTCGAGTTCTGGATGAACGACGATTCGATCAATGAAAGCCGCAACACATTATGGATGGGGCCTGGGGATGGAAAGAGCCCAAACAGCGCACCGTGGGGATACTGGGTTAAACCAGAAGAGAAGCTCTATCCTCGTGGGAGGCTTGTGATTCGTTCGAACAAAGTGACCCTATACGATGAGCCCAACCCCTACTACCACCGCAAGAGGCCATTCGTTTTGATGGGTCTTCACTCGGTCCCGTGGCAGCAGTACGCTTTGAGTGTATTGAAGCCGTGGATGGACACAAACGACATCATGAACCAGATTATGTCGGGATTGTTGTTGGCTGTGAAGAGAGCACTAGCACCGGCTTTGATGGCTCCAAAATCGGCTATTCACCCAGACGCATTGAAGGCTATAGACGCCAACAAGCCAAACCTGAAAATCTCTTTCAACTCGAATGCCATTACAGGTCCGACGTGGCAGGCTCCTCCAAATATTGGAAACTACCCACTGCCAGTGCTTGAGATGCTCAGAAGGACGATCAAGGAGAACTCAGGGACCGATGCTGTTAATCAAGCTCTCGGGAAGAAGCAGGTTCCAGGTGGAGACACACTCGAAAAGATTCAGTTCTCGAAGACAACACCAATCAGGTTCAAAGCCGCAAACGTTGAGACGGGCGTGAATGAAGTTGGAGAATTGTGGACCGGAACAGCACTACAGTTCTATGACGCTGCAAGGCGCGTTGAAACTCTCGGTATGGATGGACTAACGAAAGAGGACATCGACGATAGGCCGGGAAGTTTGATACCTGAAGGTGTGAACTCTGAATCGCACGTCCGTAAGTTCGGCTTTGAATGCGAGCAGGGATCGTTGTTCGGATTCCAGCGCCAGGACCGTATTTCGATTGCGGCCGGACTGAGAAAGAATCGAGATTTGAGCCGCAAGAAGTTTTTTGCCATCGCTGTTCCAGATTGGAATATAGACCAGAAAGAGAACGATGAAGAGCTTGCGGAAGAGGCAAAGCAGATGGCGCTTGCGGCGGCTGCTGCTGGCATAAAGCCGGGAGCGGCACACCATAAATAATTTTCTCTTTACGATTTCGCTTGAAATCATTCGGACAATTGTTTAATCATTTGCTCAATGAGGCAAGTTAACTACTTGCTGCATTAGACCTCCGGTATCCATTCCGGGGATCGCCAGCAGTACAGCGGTGAGAGGCCGCAACCAGAACACCGGCGAAATAAAACCCAGGGCGAACTACCCGGAAAGGAGCATCCCATGTTCGAGACCAAGCGTGGCAAGAAGGCCCGTGTCAAGCACGTACGGCGCTAATCGGAGCTAGCCGGTTTTGACCGGCAGCAAGTGGGGGAGGGCCAAAAGCTCTCCCCTTAACTCAAGCAAACCATCCGACGAGGAATCACATGAAAGATGGAAAGGGCATGGCCGCACCCATTGCAGTAGGCGGTCACTATGATGCGACTTCGGCGCCGAAGATGAAGAAGGGCGAGTTCGCAGCCGTTGGAACCTTCATTGACGAAGGCGATATGACCACGGTTGAACCGCGTGGCACGAGTGTCAACGTGAAGACCGGCAAAACGCAGGTTGGGAACTCGGAATTCTGATGCCTCCAATCGACAGACCGCCGATGTCACCACAAGCCCAGGCCCAAATGGGGCCTCCAGGCGGCAGCGGGTTCGGTTCAGCAATTGGGCAAGCTCAAGAGCAAGTGGGCAAGAACCAAATCGATTTGGCTGTTTCGACAATCGAGAAAATTGCAATGGGTGTGAACGACGACACGTTCCGCACCTATGCAACAAGAGCCATCGCCATCTTGAAGACCGGAGCGGCAATGGCGCAGCAAAAGGGGCCTCAATCTCAGCCAGGGGGAATGGCAGGTCCTCCTCCGGCGGCTGGAGCAGGCGCACCCCCACCGCAACCTCAGTTACCTCCGATGCCGGGGCAGATGCCCGGATAATCATTAACACCCGCAGCCCGTAGCCTCGACGGAGCCCGATGAGGGAAGCGAGGAAGGACAAGGGAGATGGCAGTCAAGACCTTTGAAGAGATTTACTCTGCGCTCAGTGCCCAAGAGAAGACGCTCATTGACAACCTTTTTGCAAAGGAACCCGAACTAAAAGGCGGGTGGCTTCGCCAAGACGACTACAGCCGCAAGCAGAACGAGTTGAAGTCGAAAGAGACTGTGTACGAGGAAGCCGTGGCGTACAAGGCAAAGATGGAGCCTTGGTCGCAGGAAGCCTACGACAGACTTCATGCTCTGGAAGAGGCAGGCGTTCTCGATTCTGAAGGGAAAGTCCTTTGGACTGACCAGAAGGCAGAACTCGAACGGCAGATTGAAGCGGCAAAAGCTCTTGGAGGAGACATGGACCCGAAGCAGTTGGACGAACTGGTTACGAAGAAAGTTCAGGAGATCGCCAAGCAAGCTGGCGGTTTGACGCGGGAAGAAGCAACCGCACTCTACGCAGCCGAGACGAAGAAGGCCGTAGAGGATGGATTCACGGCCCGTGAAGCGAAGTTCAACTCGGAGACCATCCCGTTTGTAGCTGGATTTGCCGCAGCCAATGGAGTTGTGGCGCTACGATACGAGAAGGAATCCGGGGAGAAGTGGACGCCGGACAAGCAGAAAGAGTTTTTCGAGATGATGAGTAAGGAGAACAAGTTTGACCCTTACGCTCTCGAAGACAAACTGATGGAGCCAGTGAAGGCCAAGAAGCAGCGTGAGGCCGACATCGAAGCTGAAGTCAACAAGCGGCTTGCGGATCGTGGAATGCCGGCGGGCGGCGGGGAGCGTTTCATTCCGCAACAGTTTGGCGGTGATGCCAAGGGACTTTTGCAAAAGGCGTTGGATGACAGCGCAGGCAGCGACAAGGGTCCGGTTGATGTACGCGATCTCGTACAAGCAGGAGTTGTCGAGGGAGCAAAGGAATTGATCCAGGCCGGCAAGGTTTAGAGTTTTGCGGTTCTTTCAAAACCGCAACTGCAATCTGTAAGCGGGAAGCCTCGTGCAGAACCCACTCGGGATTGGCAGGGATGAGTCAACAGGAAGCGTTAGCAGAGCCTGTTGAACGATGAAGCGGCGAAAGCCGAGTTGTCAGCATCTCAGGCCCGAATGGGCGGAATCGAGGCTTTAACGTGCTCACTTATAATGACCTCACGAGCAAAACCGTTGACAAGATCGTACCGAGAATCGTGGACTCCGTGTTCAAGAACTCGCCGGTCCTGACTCGGCTCAAGAACAAAAGACGCTTCCAGTTCGAGGGCGGTCTAACGATCCGCCACAACATCATGTACGCGCCGCTCAAGGGCGGCTCCTACCAGCGCGGCCAAGCCTTCGACACATCCGCAGTGCAGACCGACACGGCGCTCTATTTCAATGTGAAGCAATATTACGTAAACGTCACATTGTATGGGTCCGATCAGGTTTTGAACCGTGGTCCCGAAGGCGCTTTGAGTTTCATCGGCTCGAAGATGATTAACGCTTCCGGTACGATGGCGCAGTTGCTTGCGATTAACCTGTACGGAGACGGCGGCCTAGACGGTTCGACTTCGTTGAACTCTACGACCGATCTGGACGGCGCGGCAGCGGCCATCAATATCCCGGCCAACTATCCGACGTATGGCGGTGTCACCAGAACCGACATCGCATCGGCGGCTAACACTGGCATCAACGCTTACTACGCGGCTCCATCGGCATTCTCGCTGGGCGCTGTGCAGACGGCTTACGGTGCGTCATGGTTCGGCCAGGAGAAGGTCGACATGATTACGACCACACAGCCGGTGTGGGATGCTATGTGGAACAAGCTCCAGCCGTCACAGCGGTTCAATGACGAGACCTCCGACGTTCACGTTGGATTCCGCTCGTTCTTCTGGAATGGAGGCCAGGTGGTTGTCGACCAGTACCTGAGTACGCTGGGCGGTGCCTACCAGATGTACGGCTTCAACACCAACTACATCTTCTTCTACGTGTCGACGATTCCGAAGTACGCTTTCGGGTTCTCGGGGTGGAAGGAAGCGCAGAACACTGACGACGTGGCCGGCCAGTATTTCTATGACGGCGACTTGGTGTTCGATGCGCCAAGGCTCATGTTTAATCTGAACTTTAGCGGCCTGTGAGAAAAGGAGAATGACATGGCAATTTTCGGTGTAAGCAATCAACTTCTTCAGATCGACACAGGCTTAACTCGTACCTATCTCTACAACCCCACGACCGCATTTGCTCCGTGGAAGGGATTGGGCGAGAACCAAGTGCTCGGTCAGAGGTATTTCGGCGTAACCAGTACAACCACTGGCGCTACGAGTTTGCAGGCGAATCCAAGCGGTTCTCCGGCAATCTTCATGCTCGTCCAGTATTTGTCGACTTCGGCAATCACCACGGGGAACCTGACGACCGCTGCGGCTCCGGCTCCGGTCTACTGGACGGACGAAACCTACACGACAGTCACCGGAATCACGACTGAGGCATTGGGAGGGACGACCCTCGGGTTGAATTTCCCGGCCGGATTCATGATGTTGAACACGACTTCGCTCACGTCTTTGACGGCGGCGCAACTTGTCGGTTCCTACATCATGATCCAAGTCGCCGGCTTCTTGTCGCAGGCGTATTGCTCTGGTTCGTCTGCCGCTGGAATTGGCTCATGGCTAGTTCCGGTTGCAGGAACTCTCAGCATGAACTCAATCGCGGCCGGAAGCTCGGCAACCTATCAACCGTTCGGCAGACAGGCATCGGTTTTGTCGGCTCTCACAGCCGGCTTGGTCGACGTGCTCGTTGGCTGCGACATCATCTAAGGGAGGCCGTTCATGGCAACAATCACGAAGAACCCGGACGGCGATCTCTCTCTTGGAAATCTGAGGGGGGAGCTTGTCACCCTGCAACCTGGGATCTCCGACTATGCTTCGGGCGGGTATCTCATCGAGGGAATCGGTGGGAATCCTCTTACCGGAGGCGACGTTGGTTTGACCAAGGTGTTGTTTGTCGTTCCGGTTGGAGGAACTGTCGGACCTGAGCCAAGTTCGGCTTACTTCCCCCAGTGGAATACCGCGACTCAGAAGTTGCAGATTTTTCAGGATTCTGGCGCCAACGCTCCATTGGGAGAAATCGGTCCTGGGACCAACCTTGCCAGTTACTCGTTTGATCTGCTAGTTGCCGGTCTGTAAGGCCCTCTATGGGCGATTAACCGAAGGGGCGGGGTTTAGGCCCTGCCCCTTTCGTTTTGAGAGGAGCACGATATGCCTGATGGCGGCGATGGAGTAAATCCAGGCAATGCAAGTACAAGCCCTGCTTCAAAACAAGATCGAAAGTGGAAAGAAGGTTTGAAGGCGGCTGGACGGACTCTGAGTTCAGAAGGAAGTAGCCTCATGGATAGGTCTGCCAGTGACAGGATCACGCCCGTAAGTTTCAAAAAGGGTGGGCGTGTCAAGGCACGGAAGTCAAGAGTAAAGCCGAGGAAGTAATGGCGACGAGAAAGAACAAGCCGGTGTTGATTGTCGCCCATGAGAATGAAAGGGTTATACCGGCGAACAAGCGTAAGCCTGTAGAGCGGTTGATGAAGCGGTCGGGAATGACTTTGACAAACAAGAAGCGCGGCAAGGAATCGAGGTAGTCATGGCAGACAGCGGCAATTGGAGCGACAACGATAGGATGAAATCACCACAAGGCAAGCAGGGAAAAAAGAGTGGTGGTGGAGTCCCGACATGGCTAAGAGTGCTTAGCCCGATCACCAACCTTGCCAGTTTGCGGAAGGGCGGGAAGGTCCGTTCGAAGAAGAGAATGAAAGCGAGGAGCTAACCATGAAGCGTTGCAGCGAGAATAAGGGTTCACGCGGTTCGAAGATCATGCGGGGCGAGAAGAAGCCAACCGGAAAGATGATGCGTGGGATGAAGAAGGGACGGTCGTAGTCATGGCGACCCAAACAATCAGCGCGAGTCCGAAGATGAGAGCCTTGAAGCCGTTTGGTACAGAACTCCATCAGATTGAGAAAGACGGTCCTCGCAATACAAACTACAACGAGACGGTAAGGGCCAACAATAAGCGGTATGACAGTGGAGCGCCCGGTAAGACCCTTCCTCGCGGCAAGGTCGCAGATCAAACATGGCGCAAGAAGAAGGCTCGCTCCAGCGGGCGCTAGGAGCCTAGATGCCTGTAGTCCTGACATCGCCGTTATTTCCCTTCCAAGTCGGAAGTAGCCCGTACAGCCAAGCGTTTTCGGTGCAGTCAAATTTTGGCACCATGCTTCGTGAAGTCACGAACTGGAATTCGAACGTAGACTCCGAAGTAGCTGGCCGCATGGTGAATAACCGGATGCGGCAGATCATCGACCGCAGATCGTGGTATGCGACCAAGGTACGCGGCGTAGCGAATGTCCCCAACATCCAGACCACGGGAACCTGCACGGTCACCTACAACAGCAACATCGTTCAGGGGATCGGGACCGCATGGACTCCTGCTCTTGTTGGGCTTCAGTTCCGGCAGACGTTCACACAGCCTTACCAAACCATCGTCTTCGTCAATCCAGGGTTGCAGCAGTTGACGCTAGACACTCCATACCCAGGACCGAGCTTCAGTGGCGCGTATTACATTTTAGAGGTTTACATAAGTTTCGGGGCAAATGTTAAGAGGCTGAAATGGGCGTCAAACGCCTTGTTCGGTTGGCCCTTAGAGATTGGTGTCCCTGTCCAGGTACTTGAAGCTCGTGACCAATGGCGAGCGTCTATGGGTTGGGCTACAACGATGGCTACGCGGCCTCCGACCCCAGACGGACAGTTTCAGGTCGAAGTGTGGCCTTCTCCGTATGCGGCTCAGACCTTCCCATTTGAGGCTTACACACAACCGCCGAACATGATTCTCGATAGCGACTCACCGCAGGCGTGGATCAGGTCAGACCTTGTGGTGACCGGGGCGATTGCGGATGCTCTTCAGTATCGACCCAAGCAGAACACTTACTACGACCCAATGACGGCGATTACGGTTGCGGCCAACAAGGAGAAGCAATTCGAGAAAGACCTTCTTGAGATGGAGAACGCCGACGAGGGTCTGGAACAGCAAGCTGTGCAGTGGGATTACAACGACGAAGTGAATGTAGGCGGCGACAACTCGCTTTGGGGTCAGATGCACCGCTAACGGTTTTCAATTGAAGCCGCTTGGTCCTACAGCGCATAATGATTTTCGAGGAACTGAATTTGGCATACAAGAAGAACTACTGTGCTAACGAAGGATGCTTGAAGCATACCGTATATAGCGGCGGCGGGTTCGTGTATTCCGCTGAAAGACAAGCCTTCCTCTGTACGGACTGCTTCTACGGCCGTGGCCAAGTATTGCCGAACGTAGCCAAGAGCGCATTTGATTTCGTGACGACAACGATCACAGGGAAGCCGGTTCACGTCGAGAGTATGCAGCATCTTCAGCGGCTTGAGAAAGATCACGGATGTTCGAGTGTAGTCTTGAATGAGAACAGGTCGAACTGGGACCAGCCGAGGATGCCGCGAGAGAATTGGCAAACGCCGCCAGGACAGGTTTTGCCTCACGGTGTAACGGTAGGGGAGGTACGCAGATGAAGAAGAATCAATCGACAGACATGCAGGCAACGGTGCAGAGGCGGTTTGTGCAGCCGGAATCGGAGATCAGTCCATCAACTGCCATCCCCAGGTCAACGGAGTTCGATTTGATTCCAGACCCACGTGGAGGAGAGTGCTCGTTCTTCTCTCCGAAGGCAGGGAACGCAATGTGGGATGAAAAGGACCGGCCATGATCAGAAGTTGGGGACTACAAACTATCACCGGAGCCGCACAGCCTCTCTTCGGAGACAAGCTGACTGCGGCTTTCAAGAACTTGAAGCAGCCGAACGGATTCTACTTCGTGCCGGTTGCGAAAGCCTCCCAGTACCAAATAGGCGACCGCATCGTTCTCGGTTTTGGTGGATCGAGTCCGACGAACTGCTTGATGGTCAATGCAGTCAATACCAGCACCAACGTTCTCTCTTGCATATCTGAAGGCGATGCTCCGGTATCGAACTGGCCGAGTGGGACGCAGATCGTTCTGAGTATTGCTTGCGCTGTTCTCAGGATGAACAACATCACGAATAATTCAGGGAGCATCTGGGAAGGCTCTGACAGCACTGTTACGAATGTAGGTGGAGGCAGTGCTTTTCAAGAGATTTT